GCATTTTCAGGCTTTCCAAAGTACTCATTAGCGAGGGCCGATTTTGTCACCGCTTGAAATTCGACGGGTAACGAACCATTAGAAACGTCATACCATTTCTTATCAGTTACAAGGTTAGTATTCCAGCTTAAGATAACTGAAGCCTGATTCGTTTCAGTTTCTCTTAATATACTAACGTCTTTTGTTAGTTGAACCTTAGTGATTGATCCTAATGTAGCGATAGGGTTCTTATTAGTAATAGTTTTCATAGTGTGTATCCTCTTATGTTATGTCGTAACGTTACGACGTTAGTAAAACATGGCAAGAGAAAACCTCTCGCCATACATTTATTATAGTATAGAAAGGCATTGAGTTCAACAGATAGGCAATTCACCATCAACTTTATCACGTGAAAAACTGGCGACTAAGTCATTGATTCCAAAGGGTTTTTTGGTATAGGCCAGAATTTGACGTTACGTTACGACGGGGAAAAACTGGTGACTCACAACCCACCCCACGCCGACCCCCCCAAAAAAATCTCAGAGTCCCACTATCTCTTATACACTGTGTCACGCGCAAATAACTAGCAAATTTCTCGAGAACAGACCCCTACCCTCCGTATATGGGAAGTACCCCCGTATTAAACGAAAAGGCTCAACAAAAAAATATTTCGCAAAAAAATACCGAATACTGACCAGTGCTAGGAAAACGTAAATGATTCTCATTACTGCAAGGACTTTAGAAACCCTCTAGAATACCGGCATGAATATAATAGAATTTACTTTTTTCCTGGTGTTAATGTTTATATATTGCCAATTGTTGCTTTCTTAGTTATACTTAGGTCTTACAGCTGCAAATAATTCACAAGGTGTACAGCGACACATGCAAGAACAACATTCAGATTACCCCGTTATGATGCCTCCTATAGAGGACAACGTTCCTATACCTAAGCATGCGAGGCAAGCACTTCCGGACATGACACCGGAGGAAGAACTGACGATGCGGTCAAATACCGTTAAGTTAATCTCTGATTTATCTGGGAGAAATATAGAGCCCACTACAGAAGACATGGATCAAGCCGAAGAAGTAGCAAAGACCATGATGAAAAACCCTGAGCTCAAACCAGATTTCGGCACCTATCCTAACGAGACCATAGCCTACCTAGCCGGCATGGTAGCGCAGACTAGCCATATGGTAGCAAAAGACTTAGCGGATATTAAACTGTCAGTACTTAATGGACTGTTACAGGAAGCGTCGTTGGCTAAAACCTCTCGAGAGAGAATACAAGCGTGGAGTAAGATAGGTGAAGTCGATGGAGTCGATGCGTTTAAGAGAAAGACCGAGATTACACACATTAATAAATCAGGAGACGAGCTAGAGAAAGAACTCCGCGAAACGATAGAACAACTTAAAGGTAAGATAATAGAGGGTAATCACGAGATCATAGAAGATGATTAGTCACGACGACCTAGAGGTACTACAGAAAGCACTACCTACTATGTCAGAAAAAGAAAGGCAGAGAAACTTAATACTATTAAAAGATTACCAGAAGGACGTTACGCAGAAAGATGGAAAGGCTAACTTCCTAGACTTTATTAAACATGTCTACCCAGACTACAAAGTAGGAGCACATCATGCACGGCTGGCTAAATTATTTGAAGAAATTGCACAGGGAAAAAGAAAAAGAGTTATTGTTAATATTGCTCCGAGACACGGGAAGAGTGAGCTTATATCCTATCTGGCTCCAGCTTGGTTCTTGGGCAACAACCCTGCTAAGAAGGTTATCATGGCTTCGCACACAGCTGACCTTGCGGTTAACTTTGGGCGCCGGGTTAGGAACCTCGTGGGTTCAGATCAATATAAAGATATATTCCCTAATATTAGCTTGCAAGCGGATAGCAAGTCGGCTTCTCGATGGGGAACTAATTATAATGGCGAGTATTTTGCTATTGGTGTTGGTGGTGCTCTTGCAGGTCGCGGTGCTGATCTATTCATAATTGATGATCCTCACTCTGAACAGGACGCAAAGCTAGGGAAATCAGACGTTTTTCTCCCAGCATGGGAGTGGTTTCAATCTGGACCACTACAAAGGCTTATGCCGGGTGGAGCTATTATTGTAGTTATGACTCGATGGTCTAAATTAGACTTGACAGGACAGATAGTTAACCAGATGATTAAGAACGATGACGTAGATCAATGGGAAGTGGTTGAATTTCCGGCGATTTTAGAAGATAAAATGGGTAATGAAGTGCCCTTATGGCCTGAGTTCTGGAGTATTGAGGAGCTACAAGCCCGACGTGCAGCCATAGATATACGGTATTGGAACGCTCAGTACTTACAAAACCCAGTATCCGAAGAAGGTGCACTAATCAAACGAGAATGGTGGAATATATGGGAAGAAGAAGACCCACCGGAGTGTGAATTTATTATTATGACTTTAGATGCCGCCCAAGAGGCTAATAACAGGGCCGATTACAACGCATTAACGACTTGGGGCGTATTTTTTAACGAAGATGTTAATAACTATAATATAATATTACTGAATGCAATAAAGCAACGGCTAGAATTTCCAGAGTTAAAGCAACTCTGCATCGAAGAATATCGCGAATGGGAACCCGATGCTTTTATTGTAGAGAAAAAGTCTAACGGTGCTGCTCTTTACCAAGAGTTTAGAAGAATGGGTATTCCAGTGGGTGAATTCACCCCAGGGAAAGGCCAAGACAAGGTAAGCAGGGTAAATGCAGTATCAGACTTATTTGCTGGAGGAGTTGTGTGGGCTCCAGATAGACGATGGGCACACGAGGTAATAGAAGAATGTAATGATTTTCCTAGTGGAGCCAATGATGACTTGGTGGATTCGACAACACTAGCATTATCAAGGTTTAGGCAAGGAGGATTTATTCGCTTGCCAAGTGACGAAGAAGATGATATACAAATGTTTAGAGGTCGTGGTCAAAAGAAACATTATGCGTTATAATTACGGAATTAATTTAGGGAAAAGATAATGGCAGACGTAGATAAAGGGTTATATGCGGCACCTAAGGGTATAGAACAACTCGCAGAAGAAGAGCAAGAGATTGAAATTGAGATTGTTGACCCTGAAGAGGTAACCATTAAAACGGGAGATATGGAAATTACCATTGATCCCGATGCCATGGAAGAGGATGAGTTTAGCCAGAACTTAGCGGAAGAACTGAGTGATAAATATATGGAAGAACTCGCTTCTGACTTATTAGAAGACTTTTCTAACGATGTAAACTCAAGAAAAGACTGGCTGGAAACTTACGTTGATGGCTTAGAACTATTAGGTTTAAAAATAGAACAAAGAAGTGAACCATGGGAAGGCGCATGTGCTGTCTACCACCCACTACTCTCTGAAGCGCTCGTTAAATTCCAAGCTGAAACCATGATGGAGACTTTCCCTGCTGCAGGCCCAGTGAAGACATCTATTATTGGCAAAGAAACTCCTGAATGTATTGAAGCCGCTCAACGCGTACAAGAAAACATGAATTACCAACTTATGGACATGATGCCTGAGTATCGGCCTGAACATGAAAGAATGTTATGGGGACTTGGTTTAGCAGGTAATGCATTTAAAAAAGTTTATTATGACCCAGCTTTAGAAAGACAAGTATCACTATTTGTTCCCGCTGAAGATATGGTGGTTCCTTATGGAGCATCAAACTTAGAAACAGCCCCGCGTATAACTCATGTTATGCGTAAGACAGAACAAGAAATCCACAACTTACAACAGATGGGTTTTTATCGTGATGTAGAATTAGGTGAACCTAGCTATGACTTAGATGAAGTAGAGAAAAAGATTGCAGAGCAAATGGGCTTTGATGCTACTAACGATGATCGATATAAAATATTAGAAATGAACGTTGACCTTGACTTAGAAGGCTATGAAGATGAAGATGACGGAGAACAAACAGGAATAGCCCGCCCCTATATTGTAACGATTGATAAAGGCACTTCTGAGATATTATCTATTCGACGTAATTGGAATCAGGTTGATAAATTGAAAAAACGCCGTGAGCACTTTGTACATTATGGATATGTCCCTGGTTTTGGATTCTACTGCTTTGGCTTAATACATTTAATTGGGGGCTTTGCTAAATCAGGCACTATGCTTCTGCGCCAACTAGTAGATGCAGGAACACTATCTAACTTACCCGGTGGCTTTAAAGCTCGTGGGTTACGAATCAAAGGCGACGATACACCAATTGGTCCAGGCGAATGGCGAGATGTTGACGCCCCTTCCGGAACTATCCGTGATAACTTAATGCCACTTCCGTATAAAGAGCCAAGTCAAGTACTAGCGTTATTAATGGACAAGATAATTGAAGAAGGCAGGCGCTTTGCTTCTGCTGCAGATATGAAAGTATCTGATATGTCAGCTAACTCTCCTGTAGGTTCAACACTAGCTATCTTAGAGAGAACATTAAAAGTCATGTCAGCAGTTAATGCTCGTGTGTATTACTCAATGAAGAAAGAGTTCTTATTACTTAAGAATATCATTAGAGATTACACTGACCCTAATTATAAGTATGATCCCTCCACAGGCACTCCAGGCGCTAAACAAGACGATTATAATAAAGTTAATCTTATTCCAGTAGCGGATCCTAATGCAGCAACGATGGCACAGAAAGTGGTACAGTATCAAGCCGTTATGCAAATGGCACAGCAGAACCCTGACATCTATGACTTACCTGAACTTAACCGTCAGATGTTAGATGTACTAGGTGTAAAAAATGCAAACAAACTTATACCTAATAAAGATGAAGCTAAGCCTGTCGACCCTGTTTCTGAAAATATGAATATGTTAAACAGTAAGCCAGTACAAGCTTTTATATATCAAGATCATCAAGCGCATATCGCTACACATATGGCATTTAAACAAGACCCACAAATGGCCGTGGTAATTGGGCAAGGACCTAAAGCTGCGCAAGTAGCTTCTGCATTAGAAGCGCATTTAGCCGAACATTTAGCTTTCCAATATAGAAAACAATTGGAAGAACAGCTTGGTGTACCCCTACCAGCTCCAAATGAAGATCTGCCTGAAGATGTAGAACTAGAAGTGGCCCGATTATCTGCTAGAGCAGGACAACAGTTATTGGCATCACAACAAGCACAGGCGCAACAACAGCAAGCCGCTCAACAACAACAGGACCCATTAATTCAGATGCAACAGCAAGAGTTGCAAATAAAACAAATGGAAGCACAGGCAAAAGCTCAAAAAATGCAGGCAGACACACAATTAGACCTGGCTAAACTTGAGCTAGAAAAACAAAAACTAGAAATTAATGCATCAATAAAAACTACAGAGTTGGTGTCTAAAACTGAACTTGAGGGAGCTAAACTAGAACTTCAAGCTGCTATTGCTGAAGAAGATCTAAACTACAAAACTGAAACGGCGGTTGCAGATAACATGGCTAAAGGAATTAACATGACTATGGCTCAGCAAGATAAAGCTTCTAGATTAGAGCTAGACAAAGTTAAATTAATGCAAGAAGATAATAAATTAATGCAACAAAATCTTATAAAAAACGCGGACAGGGAAGCAAATTTAATGCTTAAAACCTCTGATTTAGACCTCCGCGAAAACGAATCTCAGGCGCGTAATGCGACTCAGGTAAAAGAAACAAAACTCAAGGATGAAACTAAACTCAACGAAAGGGAATAAAAAATGGTCAACGAAACGTTAATGCTTCTATCAACCCAGATAGAGGAAAGGCGCAAGGCATTATTAGAAGACATGGGTAGAGGAACTAATAAGTTTGAAGCTTATTTAACCGCTACTGGAGAAGTAAAGGGGTAC